CGGAATAGGTAAACGGAATTGTCGTAGAGAATTGGTTGAAACCGACAACATAGATGACCAGATTGTACACTCCTGTGTGGTGCAAATCCACACCTATCTACTTATTCTCAGTGATTTTGAGAATAGCTGATAAACGGGCTTGTTAAAGCTCCTCCTGACAATAAGAAGAGTAGACAGATGGTGTTTTATCCGGTTCGACCCCGGACTACTCTTTACTAAATAAGTTTTAAAATATCAGAAAAGGAGTAAACAATGGATAATTTACAGCAACACAAACAGCTTTTACAACAAATACATGATACATATGTCAAGAAAAATCATGATTACGGCGATAGTTTCAGCCGCTCATTTAAGAAATATGGATTAGTAGCGGCTATGGTTCGCATGGAAGATAAATGGAACAGACTTGATAATATGGCATCAGGAGCAGAACAGAAAGTTGCTGACGAAACTATAAGAGATACGCTGCTAGACCTTGCTGGATATTGCGTTATGACAACGATGGAACTGGACAGAGAGAAAGATAACGCAAATCAAAAGGCATTTGAAGAACAGGTTCGGGATGAATATGCCGAAGTTTTTGGAGAAGATAACGAGAACGAAAATGAAGAAACAGATACTTCTAATAAAACATCAGCGGAAAAGAGTTCTATTGATGTAGGCAAAGTAATGGCTTTACATAATGCAAAATGGTCGCAAGCAAAGATTGCTGATGAAATGGGATGCTCACAAAGCATGATATGTAAGATTATTAAAAAATATAAACAGTGAGGTAAATTTGAGGTGTAATATGTGTGAATTTTGTAATAATAAGCCCAAAGCGATAATTTCATCTATAAAACAGAAGCCTGATGTAATTGAAATGGTTACCGCTGGAATAGAAGGTGGTAATACTTTAACAGTTCTAGGAATTTTACAAAGTTCATATTTTGTAGGTGTCATTCCTTTAGAAGCGGAAGCAAAAATATCTTATTGCCCTATGTGTGGCGAAAAATTGAGAGAGGACTAAGTATGTGTGAATTTTGCTCGTATAAAAACAATCCATTTATAATTTACGGAAAAGAAATCAAAATAAATAAATGTGCCAAAGAAACAGACTTGACGGAAGCACAGGTTATGAGAAACAGGGATGATGAAGTTCCGGGAATTGTGATTTATAAAGGATGTAGCGCAACCGGATATTTTGATATCAATTATTGCCCTATTTGCGGTAGAAAGCTGGTGAAAGATGATTAAAGAAGCATTGCTTGAGTGCTCAAGTAAGGGAATTATCACGCTATCATTTGATGGCGAAATGGTAAGGGGAATAGTAAGCATTGATAACATATCCAATATTTATCAAAAAGACACAGCAAAAGAAATTCAAATAACATTACTAGCAGAAGAAGTTAAGGTAAAACTTCCAGATGGAGAAATAAAGGATATATCAGAAATGTAGAAAGTTGGTGGAAGAATGAATGAAACTATTTTGTATATTTCCAAAACAGAACAGGACATACAAAGTTTTCTGAAATATCTTCAATCAAAACTAAAAGCAGAGCAAAAGGAATGTACCCTAGATAAAGAACACGATATTTTAAAAGTGCCAAAATATTACGATATTGTCGGAAAAAGTATTCACGGCAATATGCTTGGAGTAGGATATGGATATTGCAAATATTATTGTTTTTCAGAAGCGTATAACAAAGACAAGTATAGCAATACAGAAAATGAAAAACTTAAAGAAATTCTTATGCACACAAGACAAAGTGCAGGGAGAATAACAGGACTTGATATTTTGTATATGCTAGGATTGGTTTGAAAGTTGGTGAAGAAATGAAACATCAAAAAGAATGGCACACTTGCGACAGGTGCGGTGAAGAAATAAACGAAAATGAAAGAAGCATGTTTCTAAAAAGGGTTTATAGAATAAGCGGACTCTTAGTTAGAAAATATGCTTTTGAAAGTGTGAATGCTTTTGATTTATGCCCTAAGTGTAGGAAAGATTTTGAGAGGTTTATGAGGAATGAGTAAAATATTTAAAATGCCTGAAAATGTGATAATTCCAAAAGCTAGAGTTGAAAAAACAGGAGAAGAAGTAATGTCAGTTGCGTTTGATTTAGGCTCGGAAACAGGAGAGCGACCATTAGCAATGGTATTTGAGAACTATAACGGAAAAACCTATATCAGAAAACTTCTCAAAGATGATGAAGCGTTAGAATTGCATAAGTTGTTGACAGAATAGGAGTTTTGAAAATGAGTATGGCAGAAGTAATTAAATCAATAGAGTGCGGAGCGTTTAGAGAGATAGAACCGCATAAAATAGGCGGTAGAAACGGTGAAACTATAGATTGTTCTACTTTAGAAGATAAACCTGTTATTGTGGCAGATAATGAAGCAGACAGGCAAGCGTTGAGAGATTGCTTTAAGGGGTGAGATTATGAAAATATCAGAAATGAATAACTGCATTGAAAAAATGCGTGATTGTTACAAGTTTGATGATGATAAAACGGAAATAAGACTTGGCAATATACCAAGTGGTGACCGTGACAGATATGTAACTGTCGGCACTTGGGACGAAAACGGAACACAGATTGAAATGACAAGGCGTGCGGATGAATTAAACAAGGAGTGAGATTATGTTAATAGTGGCATTGCAAGATGATGTAGACAATCTGTATGCTATATGGAATACAGTTACAGATAGATTTTTAGGAGTTAATCTTGGAAAATATGAAGCTGTCGGAATTATTATGGATTACAAAGGAAATTACACCTTTGAAGAGGCATTAAACAGAGTTGAACATCCGCAACAATTTATTGATATTGCAAAATGTATTGTCAATGGATACTCAAGTGAAAAAGATATTAAAAAAATATTACAAAGCAAAGACGATGAGATAAGAGAATTAAAGCATATAATTGATGAAAAATTAGGTGGATGGACAAAAGACAAAAGATACGGCTTGACATTTAAGGATTTAATGCTTGTGCTTGAAAAGGCTGAAAAATATGATAAATTATCATCCCAATCATCAAAAGCAAAAAGCGAAATATTATTAGATATGTGCTACAAATATAACGCACGAATTACATTGTTTTTAAATGGACACGAGATACCTAATGTTCGCGATATAATATCAGCGGCAGAAGTTGGAGACAAAAAACAATTAGTTGTTGTATTTGAAGCTGATGAGTTGAAAATAAGGGATATAGACGGAAAAATCAAAGAATATTAAAAATAAAAACATTACCGGCTAACAAATAGAGTTAGTCGCTACCCTAGAACAATTATAGGTGAGTATTATGAGTAAAATTGATTTATATAATGGCGATTGCCTTAAACTAATGAAAAATATATCTGAGAAATCTGTTGATTGCGTTATTTGTGATTTGCCATACGGAGTTACAGAATACGAATGGGATAAAATTATAAATGGGAAAGAGTTATTTGCAGAATACAAAAGAGTATGTAAACAAAACGCAAACGTATTGCTTTTTTGTCAAATTAAATTTGCTAAATATTTAATGTGCTCAACTTACCCAACAGAATTTTCACATTGCTTAATATGGGTAAAAGGAAATAAAACACGACATTTAAGTGTTGATAAATTGCCAATGTCGCAATATGAAATGATATTATGCTTTCGCATTAATAAATACGATAATAAAGAAAGACACAAAGCATTAAGACAATATTTTACAGATGAATTAAAAAAAAGTGGGTTATCAATTAAAGAAATTGAAGAAAAGATACCTAATAGAAGTGCCCATCATTGGTTTCGATTTTCGTCTGATTTTAGAATACCAACAGAAAAAAAACTATATACGGCTTCGTGAAATTACAGGATTATACAAAAGAGATTATAAAGATATTAAAAATGAGTTTATTTCTGAAAAGAAAAATATATGTACTTACAATGGAAACCGAGAAAGTGACGTATTAAAATATGAATTAAAAGAAAATAGAGTGCATCCAACACAAAAACCTGTCAATTTGTTAGAATACTTAATCAAAACTTATACAAACGAGGGCGATACAGTATTAGACAACTGCATGGGAAGTGGCAGCACAGGCGTTGCTTGTGTAAATACAAACAGAGATTTTATAGGTATTGAATTAGATAAGGATTATTTCAATATCGCAAAACAGAGAATTACCGGTAATCAAAAGTGATTATTGCTAACCTAGAAAAATTATAGGCAGAGGTCTATAAGCACCTTTGCTGAAGAAAGCGAGGTGCTTCTTTTTTGGCATCTAAATATCTTAAAGAAACAGTTCAAAGTTATGAAAATTACATAGAGAAAAATGGAATAGATGAAAGTGTTATTGATGCATACATAGAAGCGGCAGGAGTGGCAATAAATACAGAAAAGGATATTCAGTATGGGTTGCAACTTACAAAGCGTTCTAAAAGCCTTGTAGAGCGTTTTTGCATGAAAAAAACAGGCGGCACAATATGGGAATTGGAAAAGTATGCGTTTGAGAATAAGGTTGAGTATGATTTGATTGATAAATATTATAAACCGACATTATATGAAGCCCAAAACAAAATTGTAGATAGTTATTTTCAGTACATAGAGAGAAAAAGAGAGCCTAAAGACAGATTTTATATGCCACGAAGAAAGCAATTAGTAAAAATTGGGCTTATTGATGCATTGCAAGGCATGATTGATGATAAATACGATATTTTGTGTGTCAGCTTAGTGCCGGGTGCTGGGAAAAGTACGGTTGAAAAGTTTTTTCATTCGGGCATAGCTGGTTGGTTTCCGAAAGATTATAGTTTGTTTTATTCGCATAGCGGTGATATTACACGGATGTATTATGATGGCGTTTACGACATTGTGACAAATGACGATGAATATGCATGGCATGAAATATTTCCAAAACTTTCAGTAACAAGCACAAATGCAAAGATGGAACAGTTTAACATAGGGAAATATAAACCGTTTCCAAGCGTACAATGCACATCTGTAGGAAGTAAAAATGCTGGTAAAGTTCGTGCGAGTAAATTTTTACTTGTAGATGATATGATAGGCGGTATTGAGGAAGCCTTAAATCCAGTTATTCTTGATAAACTATGGAATAAGTATGCAGTAGACGCAAGACAGCGTAAGACACAAGACACGGACGGAAAGCCGTGCAAGGAGATACACATTGCTACTCGTTGGAGCGTACATGATGTTATTGGAAGAATACAAAATATGTATGAGGAAAATCCGAGGGTTAAAGTGATTGCAGTACCGGATGTTGACCCGATTACAGGAGAGAGCAACTTTAATTACGAATATGGGGGCTTTACAAAAGAGTTCTTTGCAGATCAACAACTTTTGATGGATGAAATCTCTTATAGATGTTTGTATAAACAAGAACCTATTGAGCGTGAGGGATTGTTGTTTCCAGATGATAAAATACGCAGATACCTTAATTTGCCACACGGAGAACCAGAGATTATTACAGGGCAATGTGATACAAAAGGAAAAGGAACGGATTATTTCGTATTACCGGTTCTTCAAAAGTATGGGGATGATTATTATTGCGTTGATTGCGTGTGTGACAATACGGCGGACTATGAAGCTCAATACAGAAACGCAGCGGGTGTGCTTGTAAATAATAAAGTACAGGAATGCGAATTTGAGCGTAATGCTGGTGGAGACAGAGTTGCAATGGAAGTTAATAAGCGTGTTGAGAGTGTCGGATGGATATGTAACATCACTGATACCCCAACGGAAACAAATAAAGAAGCAAGGATATTCCAATGTTCTAACTGGATATTACAGCACATTATTTTTAAAGACCCCTCGCTTTATAAACCTAACGAGCCATATGGAGTAATGATGTCATTATTAAAGCAGTATTCGGTGTCGGGTAAAAAACAATTAGATGATGTACCGGATGTTTTTTCAAACTTTGCATTAAGAATAACTCAAGGAAATAGAATTTCCAAAGTTGAAGCGGCTGTAAATCCTTTTAGTAGCGGTAGGAGGTATTGACATATGATTTCAAAACAAGATTTAATACAGTATTCCGATTTAAAAAAGGAAGTTGTAGAAGTAAGAAGCAAAATAAAAAAACTTGAACAAGATATTTTAAAAATAGAATCGGGCGAAACTGTAATAGATAGCGTTACGGGCGGAAATGGCGGTTATCAACATTTTAAAATTGAGGGCGTTCCAATTCCTGAATATAGTCATAAAAAAACATTGCTTTATTCAAGAAAAACAACATTGCAACTTCTTGAAGATGATTTGCTTGATAAAACAAATGAAATAGAAGAATTTATTGTAAGTATCAATGACAGTAGGATAAGAAGAATAATAAATCTCAGATTTTTAGAAAATAAATCATGGAATGAAGTAGCTGATTGCATAGGCGGTGGGAATACTGAGGATAGTGTAAGAAAAAGTTTTACAAGATTTTTTGAAAAATAGTAAGTTGTCCGATATGTCCGTTAAAAATAATTTATTATTATAATTGTAAAAATATTCATATAAATACTTCTTTTCGGTGCGTATCACTTTTTAACAGGTGGTGCGCATTTTTTACGGAGAAAAACAGAATGAAAAGTAAAATGATATATTGTCCTCAGTGTAGAAGAAAAGTCGCTACATATGATGGGCGAGCAACGATAAATAAAATTGCAAAATGCAAAAAATGTGATTTACAAGTTATTTATGATGTTGCAAGGGATGAAACAATAGTTAAGCCGTTACCAAAAAGAGAAACATCTAGCGGTGCTGTTTTATATTAGGAGGGAATATGCAAAACAAAAGTCCTCTAAGAGATATTGTAAAAGGAAATTACGGCAGAAAAGTATTATATACTACTGCGGAGACAATAACACAGGACAACATATTAAAGGTTGTCGGTGATGTTATCGGAAATTTCTATTACAACAAAACTATAACAGATTATTTGTGGCGATATTATAAAGGTGACCAACCGGTGTTGTACAGAACAAAGGTAGCAAATGATGATATAATCAATAAAATTGTAGAAAACCATGCATATGAGATAGTACAATTCAAAGTTGGACAAACTTATGGCGAGCCGGTACAGTTTGTGAGCAAAAAAGATGATGATGCCGTAAATAATGCCGTTGATGAACTTAACGACTATATGTCAGATGCAAATAAACAAGAAAAAGACATTAAGTCGGGTGAATGGCAGTCGGCTACAGGAACATCTTTTAAAGCATTGCAGTTCTCTGATGGTGACATACCATTCAGAATTGTGTGCCCTACACCCATGAATACTTTTGTTATTTATAATCAAAGCACAGAAGAACCTATGGTTGCGGTACAAGAGTTAAAGGACTTTGAGGGCAATTATTACAAGTTATGCTACACAGATACAAACTCATGTATTATTAGAGATGGCGTTGTTTCTGAATGGAAGTTACATGGATTTGGGAGTATTCCTATCGTGGAGTTTCCAAACAACCATGAAAGATTGTCTGATGTTGAAATTGTTATTGATATGTTAGATGCAATTAACAATATGCAGTCTAACAGGATGGATGGAGTTGAACAGTTTGTTCAGTATTGGGTTAAGTTTATAAATTGCGAGATTGACGAAGAAACATTTGCGAAAATGAAAGAAAGCCATGCACTTGCGGTCAAGTCGGTCAATAAAGACAATAAATCGGATGTTGACATTATGACGCAAGAACTCAATCAAACACAATGTCAAGTCGCTAAAGATGATTTGATTGATAATCTTCAAGCAATTTTAGCGATACCGAATAGAGAATCACAAAACTCTGGAGGCGACACGCAGGGTGCCGTATCTCTTCGAGCAGGATGGGACTTTTCTAAATCTAGAGCAAAGTTAAAAGACCCGATTGTTAAATCAGCAGAAAAGCGGCTTGCTAAAGTAGCGTTAAACATTATTCGTATTAAAGACCATGATTTAGGCATAACATTGAGAGACTTTGATGTGCAGATAAATCATAGTCCGCAGGATAATATGTATACTAAATCTCAGACGCTATTACAGCTTTTACAGTGCGGCATACATCCGCTTATAGCTATTAAAACAGTAGGGTTGTGGGGAGATGCAGAAAAGACATTCTTACTATCACAGCCATATATAGATAACCTATGGAAAACTATTGATGATGTAGAAGCACAGGAACAAAAAGCACAAGAAATAGTGCAACAAATGAACAGTAACAATGAAGTAAATAATGATAATAACAAAAATGAAGCAGTTATCGAGTAATCGGTAGCTGTTTTTGTTTTGCCAAAATGAGGAAACAATATCATGAGCGTACAAGATTTTGACGAACTGGATATAATCGGGAAAGCACTATCATATGAAAAATATTTTGATGAAATGGAAATTCCTGATGAAGAAAAGCAACAACGAATAAAACTTGCTAAAAAGTTTGAAAGTATGTTTTTTAGTTTATTCCTCATGCTGTTAGATGAAAACAAAGATATTGAAAATTGCTATAAGATTGCAGATGAAGAATACTGCAAAATAGCAAGAAAGTTTTTAAATACAAAACAGACACCCGCATATATCAATGATTATGCTGCACAAATAACAATGTCTGTCATAGACACTACAATTAAAAATTTAAACAGTGATTATTATACTTCACAAGATAGAGCAATGAATATAGCCGCAAACGAAGCTAATTCCATGGGAAATTACCGGGAACAAACAGAAATGATAAAACAAGGCTACAAATATAAAGTGTGGCAAACAATGGAAGATGAAAAAGTAAGACATACTCATACAGAAGTAGATAACACAAAAATAGGAATATTTGAGCATTTTAATGTTGGCGGTTCAGAAATGATGTTTCCAAAAGATATATCATTGGGAGCAAGTGCAGAAGAAACCGTTAATTGCAGATGTTCACTTGAATACTTGAAAAATTAGCAATCCATAAGGGTTGCTTTTTTAATACAAATTTTGCACCTATGCGGTAAATAGGAGAACTCAGCAGGAGCAACCTGCGGTAACAAAAGCGTGAGTTTAACGGAGGTAATTTATGACAAGAGAAGATGTAATAAAACTTTTTCCTGATGCAACAGACGAACAGATAACTAGCTTGTTAAATCAGAACAATGCAGAAACAGCGAGGGAAAAGGAAAAAGCAAAGCAGTATAAAGCAAAGGCTGATAAGGCTGACGAATTGCAGACACAGCTTGATGAAATTGAAGCAGGAAATCTTACAGAAGTTGAAAAAGTAAACAAAGATTTAGAAGCGGCCAATAATTTGATTGCAAAGCTGCAAAAAGATAATGCGGTCAGAGACCAAAGAGAAGCCGCTATGACTAATTTTAAAATTACTGCTGAACAGGCAAAGGCAGTTGTTAAAGATGATGGAAGTCTTGACTATACCGAACTTGGAAAGATTATGTCCGAAAAAGAAACAGCTGCGGCACAGGCTAAGGAACAGGAGATTGCAAATAATACGACAAATCCGGGCGGTAGCAGTGCAGGCAGTGATAAAGGAACTGAAAAACCGGCAGATGTTGAAAACGCTGAAAAGATAACTTTCGGAGAAGCATCAGCCAACAATGAAGCAAAAAATCATTATGTTTTATTATAGGAGGTAAATTATGGGAAAACCGATTGAAAGAGACTTTACGCAAAGTAAAGGTATTTTAAAATACTTTCCTTATGAGGGAGCGGCGTGTATTGTACCGCAAACAATGGTAACAAGTGCGGATGCAAACGGAAAGAAAATTGCAAAAGCGGGAACACCGTTTCCGAGCAATGACGCAAAATGTCTCGGATATTTACTTGAAGATGTAGATGTAACAATGGGAGATGCACCGGGAACATATGTGTATCAAGGTTCTATTGACAAAGCAAAAGTGACAGCAAACGGAGTAACTGTGGCAGATGAAGCTAAAACGGCAACACCACGAGTTACTTTTTTTGATTAAAGAAAGAGAGGTACATAAATGGCATTACCATTATCAGAAGCATTCACAGCGAGAAGTCTCGGAGTAATGTGGAATAACTATGAAAAAACATTAGGTTCTGCCCCTTATCTTGGCAGGCAGAAATTCGGAACAAGAAAACAGGACTATCTTGACCTCAGATTCATTAAAGGAAAGAGCGGACTTCCTGTATCGTTAAAAGCATCTGCCTTTGATGCACAAGCAGAATTAAGGGATGTTGGCGGTTTCTCTGATGTTAAGAACGAAATGCCTTTCTATCGTGAAAGCTACATGGTTACAGAGAGAGAAGAACAGGATTACGCAAATTATCAAAATGCGGAAAATTCTAGCCTTGCGAATCAGGTACTTAGAGAAATTAGCAAGAAGCCTATGAATCTTATTGAGGGGGCTGTAGTTGTTCCTGAAAGACAGATTTGGAGTTTGCTTGCCCCGGTTGACGGAGTTCCTAAAATTGATGTTCAGATTGGTAAAAATAAATTTACAGTCGATTATACATCGGACAATGGCGAAGCACACAAAAAAGACCACTTTATCGAAATAAAAGCCGCAACGGACAAATGGGACGCACCAACAACGGCAACACCCCTCGACGACCTCATTCAAGCAAGAAGAACATTTGCAAAGAAAACAGGCTATTCATTAACAAGATTTACAATGAATACAGAAACATTTGAAAAACTTCTTGAAGCAGAGGACACAAAGAAGCAGGTGCTTGGTATTGCAGCATATCAGGGCGGCATCAGGGTACAGCAAGGACAGGTTGTTGATTATCTGAAAGGCTATGGCATTGAGATTGAAGTTTATGACAAACTTTACATTGATCCAGCAGATGGTCAGACAAAATATTTTGTGCCAACTGGTGTTATTTGTGCTCAATCGGGCGGAGTGTACCTTGGAGACTATGTGTTTGGCAGAACTCCGGAGGAAAGAAGCGGAAGCCTTACAGACGGAAATCTTTCTATTGTGGAAACTGGTATCGCTGTTTACACATATACTACAAATCATCCTATCAATACTCATTGCGTAGTATCTATGATTGGACTGCCAACTTTTGAGGGAATGGATAGTGTTGTAGTAATGAAAGTAATGTAGGAGGTGCTACATGAAAGCGACACACACTATTAAGTACAACGGAAAATGGTATAACGCAGGTCAAGAAGTTCCCGAAGATAAACCGGGGGCTTCTTTTGCTTATACTAAAACAGACATAAATCGCATGAGCACGGCAGACTTACAAGCACTTGCATCTGAAAACGGAATTATAGATGCTGACAGTTTTAGCAGTGCTGATTTGAAAAGTATGTTGATTGAAAAATTCAATTTGTAGGAGGCAATAATATGGAATTAAAAGATACAGTCGAGATGATGAACAGCACTAATTATAAAGAAAGATTTAAAGCTGAATATAACCAACTTGCAATTAGATACAAAGGTTTAAAAGCAATGCTTGATAAGTGGGATAATGGAACTTTGCAGTTTAAGCCTAATTGCCCGAGAAGTACATATAATATGCAGATTAAAGCAATGGCAGATTATCTTGCAGTTCTTGAAGCAAGGGCAGTAATGGAAAATATAGATTTGTAGGAGGTAGCTGTATGGAATTGAACAAAGCAGAATATACGATTTTAGCACAAGTGAAAATCAGACTTAAACAATTTCATATAGAAACTATCACAAATGAAGATGATACAACAAAGGATGTAGTCGTATTTGATAACAAAGAAGATAATTTGCTTATTGAACAGCTTATTAAACAGGCTACAGAAGATGTTAAAAACAGAAGAAATTACCCCAACAGCTACACAGATGAAATGATAACCGAGGACTTAAAGCAGTTTGAGGGAGTTATCGTCAATCTTGTTGTGTATGACCATTCACAGGCGGGCGAAGCATTTATGGCAAGCTATGGTGAAAATGGTGTAAGTCGAACTTGGAAAGACAGAGACAGCTTATTTGTCGGGGTATTTCCTTTTGTGAAAATGTTATAAACATCAAAAAGAAGAATGTGCGTTACCATATTCGTGAGGTTACGAAAATGGTAGCAGGCGATGTGCTTTAAAGGGTGGTGGGCGGCACATCAACTAAAGAAAAATGGAGATATAAAAATGCAAGATTTTTTATTTCAAACTTACCTGATAGCATTACCAACGGCATTGGGATATATAGTTTGGCTCTTAAAACAGCAAAAGAAAAATAGAGATGCGAATAGCAAGGGAACAATGTTACTTTTGCGTGTGCAACTTATTGAGTATCACGATAAGTATATGAAACTTGGTGAAATGCCCTCATATGCATATCAGAACTTTTGCGAAATGTACGATGTATACCACGCGTTAGGCGGTAATGGTATGGTTACAAAAATGAAAAACGAAATCCAAGAAATTCATTTAGGCAAAGGAGGTAAAAACTGATGGACTTTACGCAAGTACCTACAGTAGTTGCTATTATAGTGATTACTTATTTAATCGGATATGCTTCAAAGCAGATACCACAGGTCAAAGACAATATTATTCCAGTTATCGTAGGTGTAGCCGGTGGAATACTCGGTATTGTTGGAATGTTTGTAATTCCAAACTATCCGGCAGATAACATTCTTGACGCAATAGCAGTTGGCATTGTGTCAGGCATGGCAAGCACCGGTGTTAATCAGATTTACAAACAGGTAAAGAAAAATGCTTGATATAAACAAGCAGTCAATGAAGTATTCACAGCAAGGGGCACGCATCACAATTTATGAAAGAGACGATGAGGGCAATATAATTTATGAGGGCTATACCGACAGTGACGGAAACTTTGTGCCCTATCTTGATGATGAGGGTAATAAAATTCCTAAAATTATCGGGGAAAAAGTCGGTTTTTCAAAACCTGTCGATTTTAGAGCAAACATAGCGTTTAGCGGCGGCGAAGCTAAAACAGAAGAATTCGGCTTTGATGCCGCCGACTATGACGCAATAATGTTGACAGATAAAAATGAGTTTCCTTTAAAAAAAGGTGACTTAATATGGCTTGATAGTGAAGTAACTTACATTGACGAAGATATGGAAACAGTTGACGAAACATCGGCAGATTTTACTATAGTCGGAGTTAAACCGGCTTTAAAGTCAACAAAATATGTGCTTAAAGCGGTTGTAAAGTAGGTGTTTTATGACAAAGCAAACAATAACACTAGGTTTGTCTCAAAAGTCTGTAGAAAAGGCTTTAAAGCAGTTTAGGCAGTACAAACAATGGCTTAGAAACAAAACTACAGAACTTGTAAAGACACTTGCGGAAGTTGGAATACCTGTTATAGAAACGAATGTCGCTGACGCAAGTTATACATTTGACAGCAAAGGGGTTAGGAGCGGTTCTAACACAGAACATTATACCTATGTAAAACTTAATAATTTTGGAAGTTATTCACAGGCAAATCTTGTCGTCGAGGGTGAAGAAATTCTTTTTATTGAGTTTGGAGCTGGTGTTTATTACAACGGCGAAGCAGGAACAAGCCCACATCCAAAAGGACAGGAATTTGGCTTTTTAATTGGCTCATACGGTGTTGGTCATGGTGTTCAGAAAGTATGGGGATATTATGACGAAACAGGAGCACTTATAATGACGCATGGTGTTGAAGCAACAATGCCTGTTTTAAAAGCATATGAAAAGATTATAGCTGATTATGTATCAGTAGTAAGGAGAGTATTTGGAAATGGATAAATCAAGTTTATGGGCTTTAGAATTTAAAAATACTCTTTATAGCTTGTTTTCATACAACTTAAAAAAAGAGTATGGAACAAAATATAAAAACCTTAATATTACACAAGATGAAGAATTAGAGGGAATAGCGGTGTTTCCTACAGTGTTATTTCAACAAATTTCATTTACAGAAGTAGGAAAAACACTTGACGGACAGTTAATAAACGCAATACGACCTATTTTTCAAATAACGATAACATTTAAAGGAAATAGAAGTGATTTAGAAAATATAGCGGCATATGCCGTTTTATTTTTTAAAGATAAAAGATTTGAAGTAACAAGCATTGTCTATGGTATTTCAAACAAGGTCAGGTCAGCAACTTTCAGAGTATCAAGGGTAGTTGCGGCAAATGACAGATTGTAACTTATTGACCGGACATTTTTTAGAAATGTTCGCTAACTGCATAAAATTAGCAGAAGAAAGTGAGGTAAATATGGCAGCAGCCGGAATTTCGACACTCGGTATTACTTTTGGTTATGGTACAGAAACGACAGCTGGAGAAAAGCCGACAGCTTTTAAACAGCTTACAAGAATAAATGCAATCGGTGGTATCAATATTGAGCCGGAGCAAATAGACGCATCAGCACTTGAAGATTACACGACAAAATATGTCAAAGGTCGTGCAGACACAGGCGGGTCTTTTGCAGTAACAGTAAACTTTACGGATGATACCGTAAAAGAGTGGGAAGCCCTTATAAAGGCGTATAAAGCGTTGACAGGCGGAAAACAGATGTGGTTTGAAACTATCATTCCGGGTATTGATAAAGCGTTATTTGTTATTGCAGAGCCACCGGAAAGCATCCCTCAGCCAGAAATCGGGCAGAATGAACTCTTAACAGTCGAGATGAACTTGACTATTGTTGAGAAGAAAAACCCTGATACAAAGGTAGACTTTACACCGGGGGAATAAAAAGCTATTCGGCTGAGACAAAGGCTGTGTCGGATAGCAAATCTAAAACAGCCGACTACTCATACGATGAAGATGAAACAGTTTAAAAATAGCAAAATTGATTAAATGATTAAAAGTGGGGCGGTCTTAGGACTGCCCCCTTTCTTACAAATGTAAGGGAAAGGGAAATAATATGTATAAAATTATAAATATCAATAAAAAGGACTATAAACTTGAATACTCATTAGAAGCATCACTTTATCCTGAGAGCACAGAAAAGTTATTAGAACTTATATCATCAACAGATGCAGAAAACGAGAATGACAAGATCAAAAATATAATTAAAGGAATGTCAAATGTTCCACAAACAACATTACATATGTTCTATGCTGGCTTACTCGAGCATCATGGTACAGGCTCAGACGGTGATGGAACGGTAACATCAATAGAAGATGCAAAGGTATTGTTAAAACAGTATATAAGTGAAAATAAAACAAACTTCTATGCTGTTATGGAAATAATTATGGGACAGATGGCAGAAGATGGTTTTTTAGACTTGATAGGTCTGAACGACATGATACAGACCGAGGAAGAACCGAAGAAAACTCCGAAAGTTCCACAAGACCATTTGAAGAAAAATTAAGTTTCAAAGAAAATATTGAAAAAAATGTCTTGCCAAGTGCGATAAAGGCAGGATTGACATATAAAGAAGCTATGCATATGACGCCAAAAGCCATTGAGATGCACATAGAAGCGTACAGTGAAAGAGAACAGGAGAAAGTAAAAGTATCTGAATATCTTTCATGGCTCAATGGCTATTATGTTGTCGAAGCAATAGCTTGTACTTTTGGAAAAGGAAGATACCCTAAAAATCCTTTACAGGAAAATAACAATAGCGAAAACGGCGAAAAGCCAAAATCAGAATTGCAGAAGCAAAGAGAATTATTTGCGGCAAGATTGTTTGCTACATTTGCTAATGCAGAACTAGATAAAATCGAAAAAGAGGAATAGCAATTTTATTTGCCGTTCCTCTTTTATTTTTGAGGTGATAATCAATGAAAATGACTACAAAATATGCAAAAAGCATTAGCTATGGGAATAAAAGACCATTAAGTAACATCAAATACATTGTCATACATTACACAGGCAATAAAGGAGATACGGCACAGAATAATCTTGATTATTTTGCAAACGGAAATACAAGACAGGCAGGAGCACATTTCTTCGTTGATAAAAAAGGAAAAGTCGGCAAGTCAATAGCAATGAACCGTACAGCATGGGCAGTAGGCGGCGACCACAAAAGCGGAAGAAAAGGCGAAGCGGCTTATTTTGGTAAATGTACAAACACAAACTCGGTATCTATTGAATTATGCGATATGTGCTTAAAAACAAACTGGGAACAGATGTATGCGACAAGAAAACTTGTTAAATACATTCAAAGCAAGTGTCCTAATGCAAAAACAATAATTAGACATTGGGATGTAAACGGAAAAGATTGTCCAGCACCTTTTATAGGCAATGGCAATGAGAAATGGACTGAATTTAAGCGTTTTATAACAGCAGGCTATAAATTTACGGCGGTTGTTACAAAAGATGCGGCATTAAGAAATAAGCCTAAGCTGGGAGCAGTAAATAAAAAAGGTACTGCAAAAAAAGGAACAAAAGTTAAGATTGTCAAACTCAATGGAAATTGGGGACTTACTGACAACGGATATTGGATAAGTCTTGAAAAAGTAAAAGAGATTTAATCAGAATGAGGTGATTTGATGGAGTTAGATAGTTTAGAACTGAAAGTATCGGCAGAAGCACAGTCGGCAGAAAAAGCACTTGACAGCCTTATAGGTAAATTACAGAGTTTTTCAAAAGCACTTGGCGATATAAACACTACTTCCATCAGCAAAAATCTTAAAAATCTTGCTAAAGTCGGTGGCCTGAAAACGGTTACTAAAGAGGTAGAGGACTTAGGAAAAACTGTAGACAATGTCGGTAAGAAGAAAACAAAGGCTGAGGTTAAAGTCGATGTTAAACAAGGCTTAGAAGCTATTGCAGAATTACAGAAACGATTTGAGAATGCAGATAAAGATATAAAATTTACAGGCTCTACAACACAGCTTGAGAAACAATATAATAGGCTGTCGAATAGTCTTTCAAAACTCTTTGCAAAAGAAAATGAAGCCCTTGATTTAGGCAAGGCCAGTACAGGTGTTGAAAACTTTGTTAAATTAGAGCGTAGAATACAATCAACTATAAACCAGCTTGACACACTTAAAACTAAAATTGCAGAAGCTGAAAAAGCGAAAGCCGAATTTTTTGAAAAAGAAAATGCAAAAACAAATCAAAATAATAAAGCTGCAATTATGATCCCCTCTGAAAGTGAAATCAAAAAAGCAGCAGATACTTATCAAAAAAGTATAGAGAAAATATCCGCAAGCACATTACCTAAGCCTGTAGGTTGGACGCAAGCTGAGGGACAAAAAGAACTCTTAAAAATGCAAAAAGAAGCGAGAGAGGGAACTGCTGGCGCATTAGAGGGATATGACGCAAGAATACAAAAAGCTACAGCCGACCTTAAAGCAGTCGAAAAAAGTGGCAAGGGAATGGGTACTGAAGAGTGGGACAATGCGAGCATTGCGTTACAAAAAGTTGTAGCAGAGGCAAAGTGGTATAAAAACACATTAAAAGAAGCAGCTACTGAACTTGGCGTAAATGTCAAATCTATTAAGGAACTTGAAGCAGAAGAAAGCAGATTAGTACAAAAATCAAATCAACTTGCTAAAAAAGGACTATACGGAAGTACTGATTATAACGAAACAATTTATCAGCTCGGACAAGTTAGAGGAGAATTAGATAAACAAAAAACAAAGATTACGGGGGCAAGTAATGCTTTAAAAGGTTATGACGAGCGTATTGCACAGGCTAAAATCAATCTTGCTAATATACAAGCTAGCGGTAAGGGAATGGGTACCTCTGAATGGGACAATGCTAAAATGGCTTTGGTTAAGTTAGAAGATGAAGCAAGGCGGTATAAAGCGGCTTTAAATCAAAAAGCATTAGGACTCGATACCGACATAAAATCAACGGATAACCTCGAAACAAAGATAAAGAAATTAAATCTTGCTATAGAGCAAATGAGAAATAGAGGTATTGGTTTCGGTGATACAAATTTTGATAAGTTGTATCAACAACTTAATCAAGCTGAAAAAGAACTTGCAGAGTATAAAGCTAGACTGACAGAAAGTGAAAACTCAACAAGAAGTTTTGGCAGTACATTAAAGAGTGCAGCAACAGGCTTTTCTAATTTTATCAGCAAGATTAAAAACGCTGGAGCAGCAACACTTAATTTTGCTAAGAATGTCCGTAACATGAAATCGCCTTTAAAACTTGCACTCGGTCAAATTAGTAAATTAGGAAATTCGGTTGCAAGGCTGTATTTCAAGTACATGATGTTGTCAAGGGTTGCTGGTGCACTTGGTAAAGTTCTTGGCATATCAAGTGATTATGTAGAGGAATACAACTATTTTCAAAAGGCAATAGATAAGATTGCACAGGAAAATAAAGGTAATTACAAAAAATACGGCTATGATGATGCTAAGAGTTATGCGGATAGCTTTGAGGATAGACTTACAACTCTTACAGGCAAAATGACAGGATATAAGCCCGATAAAAATGGAAATCTTATAGATACTGATGTGGCAAGTCTTGGGCTTGATATTACACAGGTTACAAACTTTGAAGCACAGATTGCACAAATGACAAATTCTGTCGGCATGATGGGCGAAGCGTCTATTGCAACATCAAAAGCCATGACAATGCTTGCTGGGGATATGTCCTCATTAACAAATATGCCATTAGACACCGTTATGAAAAACTTTTCAAGTGGTCTTTCGGGTGCGGCAATGGCTGTCAAAAAATACGGCATGGATATATCAGTTGCGGCATTACAGGAAACAGCACTTGGGCTAGGTGTTAAGAAAAATGTTTCTGATATGACACAGGCTGAGAAAGAGTATTTGCGTGTTATCACTATGTTACAGCAGTCTAAAGTCGCATGGGGCGACTTAGCTAAGACTATCAATTCTCCCGCAAATCAATTTAGAATGTTAAAGTCCAATATCAAACAGTGTGGTTTGATGCTTTCAAGGCTGTTTATGCCTGTCATACAAAAAGTATTACCGTGGCTCAACGCAATGGCAATGGCTGTCAAAGATTTAATGAAATATATCGGTGACTTGTTCGGCTTAAAGTTTGATAGCAGTCTTGGTTCAACAGACAGTGGCACATCAGATACCTATGACGATGTATCAGACAGTGCCGACAATGCGGCAGACAGTATAAATAATGCGGCAGACGCACAGAAGAAGTTTAACAAGCAGTTGCAAGATTTTGATAAATTAAATAACCTTACAACAAACGAAACATCTAAGAAAGACAGTGACAAGGATAAAAATGGCACAGGAGATGTTAGTGGCGTTTTATCTGATGCTCTTATAAATGCTGTCGAGGATTATGAAAAACGCTGGAATAAAGCGTTTAAAAGCATGACAAGTGATGCTGACAAGCTCAAAGAAAAGATTGAAAAACTGTTTACAACAGCTTGGGACACAGGTGACGGAACAGAAATCGGTGAAGCACTTGCGACAACCTTAAATAAGGGCATTGACTGGGTAAATGAAAATACAAGCAAATGGGCTAAAGGCTTGAAAAAGATTACCTCAATTATGGGTACTTCTTTAAATGGTTTTGTTGAAAAATTCAAGTGGAAAGGTTTAGGAAAAGCTATAGGCAATTCTATTAAAGCCGCACTTGAAGCTGAAACAAACTTCTTTAAAAAAGTAAACTGGGTAAATCTTGGAAAAGGCTTGTCGAAAACTCTTAATTCAGCTATCAAAACAGGAGTTTTGCAGTCATACTTTAAATCAATGGCAAGCAAGTTAAGAGCGGCTATTGAGACAGCGTTTGGGGCAATTACTACTTTTGATTTTAAAGGACTTGGAAATGCGTTAGGACAGGGAATAAATGACTTTTTTAAGACAATGAATAAGAAAAATAAGCAGACTGGTCTTAATGGTTGGCAAGAACTTGGTAAAAGTTTAAGTGATGGCATAAAAGGGATAGCAGATACATTAACTACAGCTTTAAAAAAGGTGAAGTGGGAGAAAGTCGGTCAAAGTATTGGAGATTTTATCTCAGCTATTGATTTTGGCAAGGTTACTTGGAGCTTATTAGGTTTAGCAGAAGCGTTAGTAAGTGCAATAGGAAGTGCTCTCAAAGGTTCGTTTTCAAAAGCACCTATTGAGACAGGTTTATTGGCGGCATTTGCATTGGTAAAATACACTGGCATAGGAAAGTTTATTGCTGGCGAAGTTTCTAAGAAAATGGCGGCTTTTTTAGCTGAAAAAATGGGTTTTGAAATCGCAAAAGACGCAGGAATAAGCACAGCTATCAAAACAGGGCTTAAAGGACTTATAGCAAAAGCAGGCTTAACAAGTTTAAGTGTTTCGGTAGGTGTAGTTGGAATAGCGGCGGCAACGGCAGCATTGGTAGCTTTTTACAATTATGTTGAAAGCAAGGCTGATGAAAAAATAAAGTTAGATATGTCAGAAGCTAATAAGGCATTAGGTGACTTAAATTCATCAGCGAAAGAATGTGAAAAAGCTGTCAACAAAACTAAAGACGCATTAAAAAAAGTCGAAGAAAGAGACGAAAACGCAGAAGCTAAAGGCAAAGAAGTTGAAAATTTAGCAAGTGCTTATTATAAACTTTCAAAAAAGGTCAACAAGACAAAAGCTGAAAAGGCAATTTTAAAGAGAATGTCAAAAGAACTTTCAAAAGAACTACCGGGCTTAAAAAAGAATGTTGATAAAGAGACAGGAGCATACAAGGGTAGTTGGAAACAGCTTAAAAAACTTGTTGAAAAAACAAAAGAATATTATAAAGCAAAAGCGGCACAAAAAGACCTTGAAGACATAGGCAATAAACTTTACGAGAATGAAAAAAAGTTAGCAGAAGCGACTCGAAAAAGCAAAGATGCTTCAGATAAACTGAGAACTGAAAGATACAAGTTAACAAATGAAACAAAACGTTTAAATGAGCTCGAAGCTAAAAACCTTAGCTGGAAAAGTGGCTCGGCTAATATGACTAAAAAAGAATACGAAGAAATGGAAAAACTTCGTGATGAAGTTCCAAGATTAGCTCTGGCTATGCAAGATCAAGAAAAGGTCTATAAAAATCATAAAAAAGAACTTGGAGAATTGAAAGATGCACAAAAAGAATTAAACGATAAATATGAAACAGCATCAGATTTTGTTGAAAAATATACCGGAAAAGTAAAAAGCAATACCTCTAGTGTTGAAAAACAGAAAAAAGCTATAAAAGGCGTTGGAGAGGAAACTGATAAATTATCAGGCAAAAAAGCTACTGTTTCTATAGGCTCTAAAGGAGTAGAAAAGACTAAAAAAGATATTAAAAGTATACACGGCAAAACAGTTAAAGTAACGGCTGATGCTAAAAAAGGGAAAGATTTTAATAAAGTTAAAAAAGCTTATGATGATATCAGGACAAGAAATGCTAATGTAAATGTTTCTATAAAAGGATATGAAAAACTTAAAGAATCAATGAAAAATCCACTTCTCACTGATTTGGGAAGAAAGAGGACTTTAAAAAGAGATGTCGAAATAACATTTAAAATGAAAAATAACTTAACAGATAGTGTTTCGAAGGTACTAGGAAATCTCGGTAAAAACAGCAAGAGTAGTAAACCTAAAAAGAAAGCAAAAGGTGGCATATTTGAAAATGGTTCATGGCACAATATAACAAAATATGCTACTGGCGGCGTTCCTAACATGGGACAACTTTTCTATGCAAGAGAGGCGGGACCTGAACTGGTAGGTACTCTTAAAGGTAGAGGAACGGCAGTTATGAATAATGACCAAATTGTAGCATCGGTATCGCAAGGTGTATCAGACGCAGTATATAATGTTATGACACCTGTTTTAACAAGTCTTGTATCAAGCATAAACCGTATGAATAGTAGCGGCACACCTCTCTATGTCGAGGGGGTTTCTGAGGGCGATATAGTTAAGATCACACAGAATGCTAACGCTGATTACAAGAAGCGGTATGGCAAACCTCTTTTCACCTAGAATATTGCTATATTGTGCCGAATGTGGTATGATATAGCAAATATTTAAAAGAAAAGGAGTGTGAACGGATATGAGAAAAAGTTTTTTTACAAAGATTGTAGCATTTTTAGGGATAGCAACTCTTGTTATTTCCAGTACCTATACTACATCCTATGCAGTATGTAATCACAGATGGGTTTTAGATTCTAGTTTTAGTGAAAAACCTACATGTTCTGAGGCGGGCTATAATTGGTATGATTGTTCTATTTGTGGCGATTCTAAGAAAGTGACTGTTCCAGCGACAAGAATACATAAATGGACTGAATGGAAAGCTGATGGTTATTTATGTGAGGATGGAAAGTGGGAAAGATATTGCACTGAATGTTACAAAGAAGAAACAAAAGCAAGACAAGGTGATGGCTCACATTTATGGTCTAATTGGGAAGTGTGGACAGAAGCTGACTGTTTAAACAAAGGGCAGGAAAGCAGATATTGTTATAATTGCTATCAAAGAGAATACAAGGATATTCCAGTTGATGACACGAAACATAATTGGAGCGAATGGAGCACAGGATGGGTATATTCTGTCGAGCCAACTATTTTTAAAGCAGGAAAGCAAACAAGATTCTGTTATACATGCTCAAAAGTTGAAGAAAAGGAAATGCCTAAATTAAAAGCAACAGTTTCAATATCATGCAAGAGCAAAACTTTAAAAGTAGGTGAAAAGCTGAAATTAAAAATAAAGAAAAGAACTTATCCCGATGTATTGAAAAATTGGACTACTGACAATAAAAAAGTTGCTACAGTCAATAAAAAAGGAAAAGTTTTGGCTGTTAAAAAAGGAAAAGCTACAATAACCTTAAAAATGAAAAGTGGCTGTACGGCAACTTGTAAGGTAAAAGTTAAATAAAACAAATATCATATAAAACCATAAGGCGGATTTAATATCCGTCTTTTTTAGTACAATCAAAAAACTTGAAAAAATTTAAAAAAGGTATTGACTTTCTGTGGCACATAAAATATACTTTAATTGTGCCACAGAAAGTGAGGTGTTTAAAATGTCTCCACGCACAGGTAGACCTAAAGCATTACAACCAAAAACAATAGAGGTTAAGGCAAGGATTGACGAAAAGACAAACGATAGACTTAATCAGTATTGTGAAAAACACAATGTTACAAGAACAGATGTTGTCAGAAAAGGGATTGAAAATGTTTTAGACAAAGAAAAAGAGTAATCGCTAGATTTGACCGTCACACGATTACTCAATACAACAACCCTATAAAGGAATTGATAAATATATTCTATCATTACTTTATAGGGAAATCAAGCAAATTTTGAAAGCGAGGTAGAATATTATGGATAAATTTTTAGAAATTATATGCACAAATCAAATAATGAGTTCAAAACAAGGCGATAAATACAGTGAGCTTCTTGAACCGTTTATGAGTAAGCTTAAAGAAATCGTAAGCGATAAAGTTTATTGCGAACTGGAAGAGGAATTTAATAATTGCATGATAGAAAATAACACTTATTATGCTGTTGCAGGAATGAAAATGGCAGTTGGAATACTTGATGGAACTTTTGTTCCTACAATGTGATTGGGGGCACAAAAATAATGAACGAGATAAATAATGTAATAGATATGAAAACTCCGATTGAGATTGCTTTACAGATTGATGAAAGCGGTCACACTACAGCGAGAGCGTTATATGAATTTTTAGAAATGCCTACATCGAATTTCGCAAGATGGGCAAAGCAGAACATTGAGCAGAACGAATTTTATGAGGAAGATATAGATTGGTGGGGGTTCGTCATCGTGAAGAACGGTAATGAATGCAAGGATTATCGTCTTACAACAGATTTTGCAAAGCATTTATCTATGGAAAGTCATTCTGCTAAGGGCAAGATGGCAAGACAGTATTTTGTTAAGGTAGAAGATAAAGTAAAGGAAGTCGTAATCAATCGTTCTCAGTTATCCCCACAGATGCAGATGTTTTATGTGATAGCAGACGAACAGGCTAAAATGGAACTTGAACAAAAACGACAGGCAGAGCAGATAAACAAAGTTGAGCAGACAGTTGATAACATGAAAGAGATATTTACACAGCCTATAGGAGATTGGAAAGCTGAAATAAATTCAAGGGTTCGTGAAATATCAATCAAGAGTAACATTGACTATCAGAAACTTTATAATCAGCTTTACGGCGAACTTGAAACAACAGCACATTGCAGTCTTAAAAGATTACAGGATAATAAGAAAAAGCGTATGGAAAAGGCAGGCAATACAAAGACTGCTATTAAACAGGAAACTACAAAAATTGCAATTATATACGAAAAGCCACAACTTAAAGCAATATTTGAGAATATAGTCAAGAAATATGCTATGAGTTATTGTGCATGATATGAAATTATGTGATACATAGATATGATAATAAAGGGCAGAACTACATATTCTGTCCTTTTTTGGTGCAAAAAATCATTAACCTTAAAAAGTTAGAGGTAGAAAATGGCAGGATTTGTAAAAGGTAAAGGTCTTGTTTCCATTGCTACAGGATATAGCGGTGGAAATTACGAATATACCAAAATAGACCAATTCATAGCGGCAGATAATTTAAGTATCACCGCTGACAGGGCACAGGATGTAGATAGTTATGTCAATGCAAACGGTTATTTAAAGAGAAATGTTTTAAAACATATGCGTGATGGCATATCTTTTTCAACGGTCTATATGGAGTATGACAAACACGAGAAGTTCATGATTATCATACGCAAAGCTATGAGACAAAAGGATTGTGCAGAGTCACCCGAAAAGAAAGTTCGTGTTAGATATTTTAACGAATGGACTAACGATTACGAAACAGGATTTTTCTATATACCCGATGTTGAATGGAAATACGGCGGTACATATAAGGGAACACCGACATATTTGCCAACAACATTTGAGTTAATAGAGTATTAGCGAGGTGAGACAATGCTTAATCTTACAGATAGTGAAAAAGAGAGTTTTTATAAAAGCGGTGCGTACTTTAATGACTATGAATTTAATTTTACCGATTTGAATTTTACAATTACAAATGAAACACTACATCAAGAAAGCGTGACAATTAAAGAAAGCATATGTGATAGTGAGGATTTGCAGTTAGGTGGTTGTATTGCATCGTCATGTGAATTTGAGGTATCAGAACTTGCAGGGAAAGAACTTGCAGGACTGAAATTTACGGCAAGATTATTAGTAAATGATGGTAAAGACGCAGTTGTAAAAATGGGTAAATATCGTGTTGATAGTGCAAAGCGTGTGAATGATAAAGACTATAGAAAAATTGTTGCTTATGATGCTTTATATGATGCACAAATAGATGTTTCCGACTGGTATAACAAAGTTTTCTATGTAGTATCTGAATATGAAGAAGTAGTTGCAGTTGGAGATATTGATGATTTATGGGAACACGGAGACTATTATATTGATAATTCGGGAAGTAAACCACCTTGGATAGCGTTTTTTGCGAATGGTGCAGTACCCGAAGAATGTCAAGATACAACATATCTTGATACATCAACAGGCAAATTATACGAAGCACAAAATACAAGTAAAGACGAAGATAACGAATTATATCGTTGGGTTGAAGTGTATCAATGTAAAAGGAAAACAACCACGAAGCGTATTTACGCAAAAACAACATTAAGAAAACTAAGAGAAAGTCTTTTAAATCACTTGAACATTTCTTTTATAGAACAGGATTTAATAAATGATGATGTAACTATCGAGAGGACATTTGATGCTAGCGATACTGGTGAAATCATCGGCACAGATATACTAAAATACATTTGTGAATTAAATGCTGGATTTGGAAAAATAAATCGTGATGGAAAATTTGAAGTAATTCAATTGACAAGTGCGGGGTTATATCCCGAAGAAACATTGTACCCATCTGAGGATTTATACCCCGAAGAAAGCAATTATGAGCTTTTAAGTGCAGAAGAAAACGAAGCTAATTATATTTCTGTAGCTTATGAAGAATATGAAACAGAAGCTATTACGGGTGTTATAGTAAAAAGCAATAGTGATGATGTTGGTCAAGTTGTAGGGACAAAAGATAATGCTTATATGCTTACTGGAAATCCTTTGATATACAATAAGACCTCAGAAGATTTAACAAAAATCGGACAAAATATATTTGCAAAAATAAAAGGAATTACATACAGACCAAACACAACAACTTTAGAGGGGTTACCGTACTTAGAAACAGGCGATTATTATATTCTGACAAAAAACAATGACGATGTTGGTTCGCCTATATTTACGAGAACATTGGCAGGAGTACAAGCATTAAAAGACACTTATGAGAGCAAAGGAAACAAACTAAGAGTAAATGAAGATACGCAAACCTCAGAAATTATGAGTTTGCAATCAAAAACAATGAAAATTCAAAAAGGTGTTGACGGACTGTTGATAGAGGTTACAGACCTTGACGAAAATACAAGTTCAAGATTTGAACAGACAGCAAGCAAAATTGAAGCCGAAGTAAAAAGAGCAAGCAACGCTGAGGGAGAACTTTCGGGCAGGATTACTGTTACTGCCGACCAAATAACGCAGGAAGTATCAAGAGCCAAAGGAGCAGAGGGAGACCTATCGTCTCGGATAACGATGACAGCGGATGATATCACAGCAGAGGTAAGTCGAGCAAAGGGAGCAGAGGGAGACCTATCGTCTCGGATAACGATGACAGCAAATGAAATCAGCTCAAAGGTATCAAAAGGTGATGTTTGTTCTGAAATAAATCAGAGTGCTGAGCAAATTACATTATCAGGTAACAGGCTTGTGGTGAACAGCACGAATTTTCAATTAGATGGATATGGAAATGCTACATTTAGCGGAAATTTAAGTGCTGCTACTGGAACTTTTGCAGGTGATTTATCAGCACCAGTAGTAAGATTTTATGGCTTGGTAAGTACAAATAATGCAATGACAATAGATGGCACAAGTGGGGTGTTACATGGTTCGGTATCTGGAGATTATGCTTCTGTAAATAAAGTGTCAACAGACAGCATATATAATAGGGGTACAAATAAGATTAAAATATATATTGATTATGATGAAGGCTATGGTGTAATACTCGACAAAAATTCATCAAACAAATACCATTTCAGACCTGGTTCTAATGATTCACTAGACTGCGGTTCATCATCGTATAAGTGGGATAATATATATGCGACAAATGGCACAATACAGACATCTGATCGTAATGAAAAGACAAACATTGCTGACATGACAGAACAATATGCAAAGATGTTAATAGATGGAGCTATGCCTAAGACATATCAGATGCGTGGTGGAAAAAGTGGAAGGACACATGCAGGAATGATATCGCAGGACCTAGAATGGCAGCTTATGCAAAATGGTATGTCATCACAGGATTTTGCAGGATTCATTAAATATGCAAAGGAAGATGAGAATGGATATCCAACAGGTCAGTTTGGATACGGGATACGCTATGAAGAATATATTGCACCGCTAATAAAGTATTGTCAGATGCTAAAAAGAAATTTGCAGGCAGAAAGAGAGTTTAGGGTGCAGATGCAGAGCGATATTCTGAACATACAAGGTGAAATTGGCATTTTAAAGCAACAGTTGAAATAAGGAGGAAATAAAAAATGGTAAAATTAAACAAACAAACTACAGTAACAGGAGCATGTGTATTGACAGTTGATGGAAAGGAAGAACAAGTAGCATATATGAACGCTTCAATTCCAGTCGGCGGCGCACCTAACATTGGGAAAGCCATTCAGAATGTAGAGTTATTCAATGAAAACAAAGAGGAAGTATTGAAAGACTTTGCGGCATTTGACAATTATGTATATAGCCTTATGGAAACAGAGGAAACAAAAACAGCAGAATAAGAGGTGACACACGATGGCAGTAATAAAGGTTTACACCCGAATAAATTGGCTTAATAAGTCGGAAAGTCTGACAACACCGCTTGGTAAAACAAACTTAAATAAGATGGATAAAGCGATAAATCTTATTGATGATGAAGTTGTATCAATGTCAGCTAAAATTGATGAAATTGATACTACAAAAGTAAGTGCAGACCAACTTAATAACATGGTGACTGATGTATCTTTTAATGATAAAAATGGTGTTATCAGTATAACGAAGCACAATGGTACAGTTTTGAACATTGATACCGCAATGGAAAAGATAGCCGTAAACTTTGAGTATAACGCACAGACACAGCAGCTTATACTTACACTTGAAAACGGCGAAAAGCAATACATTGATATGTCAGCTTTGATTACTCAGTATGAGTTTAAAGACACTGATACGATAGCTTTTAACATTGATACTGCTGGAAAAGTGAGTGCGTCTATTAAAAGTGGCAGTATAACAAAAGCTATGCTATCAAGCGAAGTTATGTCGGCTATAACATTGTCAGAAAACAATGCGGCGGCAAGTGCAAAAGCGGCGGCTCAGTCAGCTACAAATGCAGATATAGATGCTAAATTGTCACAATCTTATAGTGTTGGCAAGAGTGGTATTCGCGATGGTGAGGATGTTGATAATGCGAAGTATTATTCGAAAAAGGCAGAAACAGTGAGTGCGAATGTGCCGTCGTACATAAAACAAATAGAAGATGCTGGAAAAAGTCAAATAGACAAGATAAATGATGCATTGGGACAGGCAGAAACGACTTTTGAAGTGAATTTATTAACTGGACATCTTGAATACACAGGAGCAAAGTTTTCTTTTAATGTAGTAGATAATGGACATTTAAACTGGGAGGTAAATTAACATGGCAGATGCAGGAAGAATAGTAATAATTCCTAAAGGCGAATATAAAAATAATGTAACATATGAGAGATTGGATGCAGTTTTATATAACGGCAAAGGTTATATAGCACTGAAAACAGTAACAGGCGTTACACCTGTAGCAGACGGAGAAAATTGGCAGATTTATGTGGATAATGTAAATATTGATGTAGATAATTTAAAGCCTAATTTTGAAATATCTAGTGAAAGAAAAAATATTTTTTCAGGTGAAACATTGTCTGCAATTTTGGGTAAGATAAAGAAATATTTTTCTGATATCAAGGAGCATGCTTTTAAAGATTTGGCAACAACATTCGATGTTGATGAGATAGGAACGGGACTTGATGCAACTGTAGGGAAAGAGCTTAATGATAAACTGAATACAAACGGATATGGCGAGTTTGCTGGTGGGAAGAATTTATTTCACTATAGGGATGCAAAAATAGAAACAACAAGTTGTTCATATACTTTTTCAAATAATTCAATCTCTATAACAAGTAATTCAAATAACGCACAAATTGTGATAAGAGGAATCAAGGTAAAGAAAAATACAGATTATATACTTAGTGTTGGGGCAATTACTAATGCACTCTCTGATACTGCTATATTAGTGTATAGAGCAGACAATAGCAAGAATGTCGGAGGAAGTTTAACAAATCCATCTAATAGGTCATTTAAAATATCGAAAGGCGATTACGATGAAGTATTTGTTATACTTCGACATTCACAAAATAGTGTAGCATCTTCAGACAAAACATTAGTGTGGAATAACATTCAAATTGAAGAAGGAAATACTTCAACACAATATGAACCATATTATCCATCGAATAAGATGCTTGCAGAAGAAAAAGCTGATAAATCAGAAACTGCTGTAAATATATTAAATCCTACTTTGCAGACTACTACTCAAGATGGAGTAACTTGCACTAATAATGGAGATGGTACTTATGCTTTGAATGGTACTGCTAGTGGAACAACCATTTTTGCTTTAAATGATATCCAGTTATCCGCAGGAAATTATAAAATGGTCGGTTGTGTAAAAGGAGGTTCTAATAATACTTATAAATTGGATGTATTTTCAGGAACTCTTCAGACAACATATCTTGCCGATTATGGTGACGGAAAAATAGAAAATGTGCCTGCATTAAATGGAACCATAAGAATAGTTGTGTATGCTAATACAACAGTAAACAACTTAATATTCAAACCAATGATTACAACCAATTTAAATGCTACTTATGATGATTTTGTACCTTACACGGGTGATACGGGCTCTTTGAATAGTGATGTAGCAAGCTTGTTAAAAAGAATACAAGCATTAGAAAGTCAGTCAGCAAGTGCAACAAGCAAACTTTGCAGTGATGCTATAGACGATTTAGCCTCTGTGGTGTCAACACAAGATGAAGCTATAGACGAATTAGCAACAATAGTAACAGAAAGTGAGGAAAAATAAATGGTAGATTTCTTTTATCGTAGAGTGATTAACGGAGTGAAAAAGTGGACTGATGTTCCTAAACTGTGGAGAGAACAGGTCAAGCAGATGCTTGTTGAGAGCGGCTATATTCTTAACGAAGATGGAACAGTGGCAAAGTATGAACCCGACACTGATAACAGTACGGATGAAATCACGGATAGCAGTAATGAAAATGTTGATATAGATACAACTCCTGTCGAATGATGGAAAAACATAACAGTATTTGTCATCTGACAACTATTTAAAACCCCCTCAAATAGTCATACAATAAGAATGTCGATAAAAACATCGGCATATCAAGTTTCGGCTTATGGGCGGTGTAATTGGCGTTGCACTGCCCTGTTTTTTTGAGGGGATTGACATAGCAGAACAACCGTTCTATAATGTGTCACATAGGAGGAATAAATTGAGTAAAGAAGAACTAAAAAGAGAAATTGTGGACCTTGTAGACCAAATTGACAACAACGAAATATTATATAAAATCTTAGTTGTTATCAGAACACACTTAGAAATCTTAAATAACAAAGGCGAGGAATAATTCCCCGCCCCTTTTTCATTTTATAAATCTTTCAAAAAACTTCCAAAACAATTCTTTATCTTCATCAGATAATTTCCAATATTCCAATATAGCTTGTTTAGCTTTAGGGTCTGTTTCACCGATATATACTGCTACAGACTCGTAATCAGTATCAATAGAACTTTCCATATCGCCTTTTCCGGTTAAAAGCCATTCTTTATTAACATGGCATTTCTGACAAATAAGTTGTATAACTCCATCAGATGGGCTTCTTCTTCCTGTTTCGTAGCTTGAAATATTCTGTTTTGATATTCCGAGAAATTCCGCAAAGGCATCTTGCGTCTTTCCATAAGGACTGTTTTTCCTAATCTGTTTTAGTCGTTCTTTCATTTGTACCTCCTTTCTAAAATTGATTATAAAGCATAAAAATATAAAAATCAATACAAAAAATTGTACAAAGTACAAAAAAGTTATTGACATAACAACTACAATGTACTATTATTAAATCGTACAAAGTACAAAATACATTTGAAAGTGAGGTGGTCAATATGGCACAGACTTTAAGAAAAAAAGATATTGAAGATGCTAAGAAAATTTCAACTATTTTTTCAACACTTTCAGAAGAAAGTAAGACAATAGCAGTTATTTATCTGTCAGCTTTAAGAGATAAGGAAATGGCAGACGGAGAGAGAGTGAGGTGTGCACAATGAATGATTTACAAATTTTTGAAAGTTCAGAATTTGGAAAAATCCGGACAGTTGAAATTGATGGCAAGCCATATTTTGTAGCAACAGATGTAGCAAGGGCACTTGGATATTCTAATCCACGCAAAGCAGTTAATGACCATTGCAAGGGAGTAACAAAATGTGACACCCCTACATCTAGTGGTGTTCAGCGAATGTCATACATAAATGAGGGCGATTTGTACCGCCTTATTATGAAATCAAAATTGCCTAGTGCAGAAAAATTTGAAAGCTGGGTGATGGATGAGGTTCTTCCTACCATTAGAAAGACAGGTTCTTACAACAAGCCTATGACAACAGCGGAAAAAATCCACTTACTTGCACAGAGCGACGAGGAATTAACTCACAGGGTAGATGAAGTCGAAGCAGAGGTTGAAGAACTGAAAGAAACAATGCCGTTACTTGCGGTTGATTGCGACAGGATAACAAATGCAGTCAAAGCAAAAGGCGTTGAAACACTCGGCGGTAAAGATAGTAATTCATACAAGGACAGGTCATTGCGTGGTCGTGTATATGCTGATATTCACAGAGAAGTAAAAAGACAGTTCGGAGTTACTACATATAAAGCTATAAAGCGTAATCAGTGTGAAAAGGCTGTTGCGTTTGTGAGAAATTACAATGTGCCGTTTGTTTTGCAGGAAGAAATAGCAGAAAACAATGCACAGTTGAATTTGGAGGTAACAGCATGAGAAATGACAGATACAGCATAACAGGCAGAAACGGCAAAAGTATAATTGCCGAGAGAGACGGTGCTAGATACGTCGGTATTGATGAATTTGCACAGCATATAGCATTAGACATTTTAGATGACTACAGATATATTACAAACGGCGTTAAGCAGATTGATGAAACCAATATCGAGTTATCTATCAAAGTGCTAAACGCCATATCCCCAGTAGCCACAGCGTTTAGAAGCGCTTTGGGTTACGGAGAGGATTGTTGATTGCTTCAATTTTTGCTAGTTGTGGTTCTTCGGCAGGCAATGAGTTGATGGTTTCCGAATAGTATTGGTCGTACAGTTTCTTGAAATCATCATATGAGCCTTTATAACCACAAATTTTAGCGGTAGCGTATGAAGCAACAATTATTTCAGTATCCATGATTTCACCTCTTTTCATAAAAAGATAGTGAAATTATAGCATAAAAACAAAATATGAGAAAGTGAGGTAAATATGTTCGTAAACCCATTTGTTTTAGGAATTTTGGCAACTTTATTTGCAGAAATGGCATTACTTATTGTATTGTCATGGTTTTCTAGTAAGAAATAGAAAGGAAAAAGATATATATGAGTATAAAAGCATACAAAGGTTTTAACAAAGATATGACTTGCCGTGGTTTTCAGTATGAAGAGGGCAAGGAATACGAAACAGAGATGGCGAAGTGTTGTGAGAGTGGTTTTCACGCTTGCGAGTATCCGTTAGATTGTTTTTATTATTATTCACCGAATAAGAGTGTTTATCACGAGGTGGAATTAGATGGGAATACAGATGATGATCGTGGTGATGATACAAAGATAGCATCGACAAAAATTAAAATTGGTGCAAGTTTGAACATTGCCGGGATTGTTAAAGCGGCTATTGAATATACAAGCAAGAGAAGCAAAAAAGAAAATGGCTGTGATGGAGATTATGGTGCTTCATCAGCTACCGGAGATTGTGGTGCTTCATCAGCTACCGGAGATTATGGTGCTTCATCAGCTACCGGATATAAAGGTGCTTCATCAGCTACCGGATATAAAGGTGCTTCA